CTGGGCTTCGACGAGATCAACATGTCTCAGTCGATCAAGCAGCACACCACTGGCTCGCGTGACGCTTCCGCTTCCACACTGGTGAAGACACCCGGCGTGACCAGCGAAGGCGCTTCCACCATCCTGCTGGAGCAAGGCTCTGTAACGACCACCATCAAGGCTGGCGACGTGTTCACCGTGGCTGACTGCTATGCAGTTAACCCACAGACACGCGAGTCCACTGGTTCGCTGTATCAGTTCGTTGCTCTGGCTGACGCCACCGCTTCGTCTGGCACTTGGACCGTGACTGTGTACCCTATGTACTCGGCCAACCACGCTCTGGCTACTGTGAATGTTCTGCCTGTTACCGGCAAAACCGTCACGTTCCTCGGCGCGGCTTCCAGCCAGTACGCTCAGAACTTGGTGTACCACAAGGATGCCATCACCTTCGCTACAGCCGACTTGCTGTTGCCACAAGGTGTTGACATGGCCGCCCGCGCTGTCCACAACGGCATCAGCCTGCGTATCGTTCGTCAGTACGACATCAACAACGACCGTATGCCTTGCCGTATCGACGTTCTGTATGGCTACAGCGCCATTCGTCCACAGATGGCTTCGCGCATCTGGGGCTAAATTGAATGCCCCTTCGGGGGCGTTTTTTAAATCTTTTTTAAGGAAATTATCATGGCACTTCCAAACGGCGGCGGCGGTTACCAACTCGGCGACGGCAACCTGAACGAAATCGTACTGGGCTACGCCCCAGCCCCTGCAACCTACACAGCTAACGCAACTGCCGCTTTGACAGTTGCCGACCTGGAAGGCGGCATCATTCTGTACACGCAAACCAATGCCAACAACCTCCAGCTTCCGCTGGTGGCCGGCGTGGGCGGTGTGGATGCAGAGATCAGCAGCGCTAAAGTTGGCAGCACATTTGACTTTTGCGTCATGTCTACCAGCACCGGCGTGGGCACGCTGACTGTCAATACCGGCTGGACTTTGGTTGGCTCTGGCCTGACCACTGCATCCGGTTTTGGTGCTTTGTTCCGCGCTCGTAAAACCGGCGACGGCACTTACACCTGCTATCGTATTGGCTAAATCGGATGGGGCTTCGGCCCCATCTTCTTAAAGGAACATCATGCCTACAAACACCAAACCCATCGGCGTTGCTTATGAAGATCAGCAACTGGACGGCGCAATCATGGGCAAGACGGGCGGCACCGCAGGCTTCTACGGCACCACCCCAATCGTTCAAGCTGCTGCCATCACGGCTGTCACTGACACCGCTACTGGCGCTCAATTGGCAACCGCCATCAACGCGCTTCGTACCGCGTTGAAAAACATCGGCATCACTGCCTAATGTATCGGGGGCTTCGGCCCCCGTTTTCTATGAACATTTACCTTAGTCACCCCGATCACGGCTGCAAAGTTGCCACAATGGAACTTGAGGCTGTTGCTGATGAAAAGAACGGCTGGACACGCTACAATCCAGACACGCCTTTAGAACTTGAAGCGGCTCCCGTAAACGTGCTGGAAGTCAAACGCAAATACACCCGTCGAACCGAAGTTGTTGAGGGTGCAACCGAAGGAATCTAAGCATGGCTACGTACACCGCTGGCGAACAAATTAACCGAGCATTGCGCTTGCTAGGTGTACTGGCCGAGGGTGAGACACCTTCGGCAGACATGTCAAATGATGCGCTGACCGCGCTCGATCAAATGATCGACTCATGGAACACCGAACGGCTGTCGGTGTTTGCCACGCAAGATCAGATGTTTACTTGGCCTGCCGGTGAGATCACCCGCACTCTTGGCCCAAGCGGTAATTTTGTGGGCCTGCGCCCAGTGTTGCTTGATGACGCAACGTACTACCGCGACCCAGGCACAAACGTGTCGTTCGGTATCAAGTTCATCAACCAGCAGCAGTACGACGGTATCGCGGTCAAGACTGTGACCTCGACGTACCCTCAAGTCATCTTCGTCAACAACACGTACCCGAACTTTACGATGACGGTCTACCCAAAGCCCACGCGGGATTTGGAATGGCACTTCATTTCGGTTGAAAAATTAAACCAGCCCGCTACGCTGGCAACGCAGATGCTGTTCCCGCCGGGCTACCTGCGGGCGTTTACCTACAACTTGGCGATGGAGATCGCGCCAGAGTTTGGCGTCGAGCCAAGCCCCCAAGTGCAGCGCATAGCGATGACCAGCAAGCGCAACCTCAAGCGCATCAACAACCCTGACGATGTCATGTCGATGCCTTACGCAATCGTCGCCACACGCCAGCGCTTTAACGTCTACGCCGGTAACTATTAATGAAGACGCCTATTTTGGGCCTATGTGGCTCGCAGCGTCAACGCTGCGGATGCCCGCATGGTCAACCTTTTTCCAGAGGCCATTCCCGAGGGCGGCAAAGAACCGGGGTTCCTAAACCGCGCGCCTGGCTTGCGCTTCCTCACCGCTATGGGCGACGGCCCCATACGCGGGCTGTGGCAGTTTAACGGCTACGGCTACGCTGTGTCCGGCGAAACGCTGTACAAGATAGACTCGCTTTGGAACACCACGGTAATCGGTACGGTGGCCGGATCGTCTGGCCCTGTCAGCATCTCTGACAACGGCACGCAGATGTTTGTGGCCTGTAACGGCCCCAGCTTCATATACAACAGCCTGACGCTGGAATTCAAACAGATTGACGACCCCGACTTCCCCGGCGCGGTCACCGTAGGCTACATCGACGGCTATTTCGTCTTCAACGAGCCTAACAGCCAGCGCCTGTGGATCACTGAATTGCTAGACGGTGAATCTATTGACCCGCTTGATTTTGCAAGCGCTGAAGGCGCTCCAGACGGCTTGGTGTCGGTTCTTGTGGACCACCGCGAAGTGTGGCTGTTCGGCACCAACTCCGTTGAGGTCTGGTACGACTCGGGCGGCGCTGACTTCCCACTAAGCCCCGTTCAGGGCGCGTTTAACGAGGTGGGCTGCATTGCCCCCTACTCAGTCGCCAAACTGGACAACGGCATCTTCTGGCTGGGCGCTGACGCCCGTGGCCGAGGTATTGTCTACCGCGCCAACGGGTACACCGCGCAGCGCGTGTCTACGCACGCTGTCGAGTGGCAAATCCAGCAGTACGGCAATATGGCCGACGCGGTTGCCTACACGTACCAGCAAGACGGCCACGCTTTCTACGTTCTGATCTTTCCGTCGGCCAATACCACATGGGTGTTTGACGTTGCCACTTCGATGTGGCATGAGCGCGCCGCCTTCATCAACGGCGCGTTTACCCGTCACCGTTCAAATTGCCAGATGTCGTTCAACAACGAGATTGTTGTGGGCGACCATGAACTGGGCAACATTTACGCATTTGACCTTGATGTGTTCGCAGACAATGGTGATGTTCAAAAATGGCTGCGCTCATGGCGGGCGCTGCCTACGGGCACTAACGATCTAAAGCGTAGCGCGCACCATTCGTTGCAGCTTGACGCTGAGACAGGCGCGATTAACGCCGACGTTACCACGCCAATCGTCATTCTTGATCTGTCCGACCCCAACGACGATCTGCTGGCTGAAAACAATGACTTTCTTGTCTGGGAATACATCTCGGGCTACACCAATGAAGTGCTGTTAACCGAGTCTGGCGATAAACTTGTTCAGGAAGACGGCGGTCAAATCATATTGGCTGTGATTCCAATTAGCGCTACGGGCGGCAAAATCTTGATCGAAAAAGGCCAGCCTACTGCCACTGCGATTGACCCACAAGTCATGCTGCGCTGGTCTGATGACGGCGGCCACACTTGGAGCAACAGCCACTGGCGGTCGATGGGCAAGACGGGCACCTACGGCACCCGCGTCATTTGGCGTCGTCTGGGCATGACGCTCAAGCTGCGCGACCGCGTGTACGAGGTGTCGGGCACTGACCCGATCAAGATTGCGATCATGGGCGCTGAACTTATCGCAAGCCCGACAAATGGCTGACCCCCAGAACATCACCAAAATCCCCGCGCCTCGCGTGCCGTTGGTGGACGAGCGCACGGGTTTGATCTCGCGTGAGTGGTTTCGGTTCTTCAACAACATCTATGTCATCACGGGCGGCGCTGACCAAGGCATTACGCAGATCGCAAACGGCGGCACAGGGGCGTCTACAGCCGCACGGGCGCGTCAGAATTTAGGCGCGGGTACGGTCACCCGCGTAATCGGCACGGGCGTTGCCAGCGGCCTGTCGTTGGTCGGCGACATCACCACTACGGGCACAATTTCGCTCCAAGGCACTGTGGTCGTTAACTTAGCCGATGCTACCGGCTCGATTGACATTAACACCCAGACCACGGGTAACTTGCCGATTGACACCCGCACAAGCGGTAACCTAGACGTTGCCACCCGCGCTACGGGCGTGTTGCCCGTTGCCAACGGCGGCACGGGTCTAGCAGTACGCCCCACGGTCGTTACAAAAACCGCTGACTTTGCGCTTGCTGACACCGAAGGCTGGGTGATCAACAACAAGTCTGGCTCAACTCGCGCGGTCACACTGCCCGCCGCGTCCGCCT